ATCGTTCTTGGCCTCAAGCGTCTCATCAATATATATATTTTTATAATTTGCTTGGACGCGATATAGTTTCATAAGTGATTATATACCAAAATGTGGTATAATTGCAACTATGTGATGATTTTTGGTTTTTTCTTGGGAATTATGATTTTATCTTCTGGAAACTCCACACACTCAAATTTTACTACCATTTTATGCTTATTTATGTAGTCTTTATCCCATTCCTCACGATCTTCTAATTCTGTAAATACTTTTTGAGAAAAGCCATATCCACTATAAACACAGTCCCAGTGAGTTTTATACTGATATCCAGGTACAACACTATTCGTGCATTTACCAGAAATAACACTACAAAGCCAGAGAACTAAAACATATTTCATAATATCCTTGCATATCCCATTAAAATAATTATATTTAGGATAATATAAATCATAACAAAGAGGAGGCCATATGGCAATAGAACCACTAAGACTTACTGATGAGGCTAATGAATTAGATATTGCATTAGATGAGTTACGTAAAGTCGTGAAAAAACTAGAAAACAATGTAGATGAGTTAGGTAGTAATTTGAAAAAATTAGTAGAAGAAAATGACAGACTCAAAACTGCATTAGGTATTGTTGAATCAAATCCAATGGATGAACTGGAGAAAGTTTTAAATGAAAAATAAATCTGAAACTTTTGCAAATTGGATTAAACAAGTTGATGACATTTTAAGTCAACTGCCACAACATACAATACAAGGTGTACCTTTAGAATATTCAGATGATGAATTTCAAAATTGTATGAGAAAGTTGCAGCAATGTGCTTTGAAGTTTGATGACATGCCAATTTATATTATTAACGAAAAAGTAGCAGCTGAACTTTGCTACGACCAATTGAAAGGAATGGAAGATGAACAACCTGATCATTAAAACAATTATTTGTGCAGTTATGTTTTTAATACCTGCAAAATTTTTATTTGCCATTCTTGGCGGTATTTTTTACGTAATGTTTTATTAAGGAGGAAAGATGGCTAGTAAAAAAATAAAAGTTCCTAATAAACTTAAAAAATTAGGTTTTAAAAAAATTCATCAAGATAAAGATGGATTTTTTATGTTTGGTTTTACACCAAGTAAATTAAACAAAACAACGATAGAACCTACAAGGAGACAACATAATGGACATAAGTAAATGGAAATCATGTGCAGTTGATATTGAATCATACACAATTATTAGGGCCATGGGTCAAAACGGATTTAGAAGACCAGGTAATATGATTGCTAAACTTGTAGATGATGAAGTTAAAAAAATAGCTAAAAAACAAAACATTAGCTATGATAAAATGAAACAGAATTTACTTGCAGAAGGAAAAAAACTTCTCAACGGTAAATAGTTGATCAACGCGGGTGGCGTACGGGAGACTAACGCCACCTTTTTTCTCTTGCAATTAAAAAAAATAATCTATAAATATTAATTAGTATTCCTAAGCCTAAATGAAAAAGTGGGGCTTTCAAAACACTTTATTTTCACCGGACAACGAACAGCAAAATTAACTTTAAAAAGAAGGATATTTTGTGGGTAAAGCTGTAAAGAAGAGCAGTGAAGAAGCATTAAACCAGGCGTTAGACAAGCTAGTAATGGTTTGTCCTAATAAAAAAACTTATAATGAGCTTACAAGTTTGATGTTTCAGTTGTATTGTGGAAATGACTTTGGTTTAGGAAATTTCAGTCTTTCTTTCCTTGATAAGATCGAGGATCGATGGCGATCAGGGCGTAAACGTGCTGCAGAAAAGCGAGGCATAAAACTGGTTGTTAAAAATGGCTAACCACGGTGTAATCTTTCCATATCTTTTATCTTTCCCGCATCGTGGTTATGCTAATGGACAAAAAACCTAGGGGTTTACTAAGAAAATCAATCATAATGTTAGACCTGATGACAGGTCAAGATAGAATGGATTACTTAGAACGGATGTGGAATTTATATTTCCGTGTCTACGATAGGCCATTGTCCAGGTATAAGAAACCATCCAAAACATATTTAATGGATAAGAAGAAAGCCTATGAGCTGTGCTCCGAGCTTACTAAAATTTTTGGGCACTAAATTGAGCCTGGAGATTACAAAACCAAAACCTTATGCAGAACAGAGATTGTTCAGAGCTATTATTGTGCAAGCGTTAGAGGATGCAACGAATCCGTCAAATTTTAAAAGAGAAACATATCATAAACATGATAGCCATTGTTGGTTCATAGATAATTCTGATGACTTTCAGGAGGTTTGTTGGGGTGCTGATATGGATCCAGATTTTGTCCGTGGTGAGTATTTAAGATTACTGGATGATGGAAAAATTTATTTACTAAAATGCAAATTTCTTGGTTACGGTATCGAAGATTGTATAAGGAGTATCGAGAAGCAGCAAATAAGGAGGAAAGAAGAAAGGTACGAGATAAAATTTTAAAAGAAAATTTAAGTAAGCTTAAATAGTCATGGAGGTCTGACGTGTTTTACCCCTGGGGGAAAGTTTAGAGAGCATAAAATGATAAAACCCCCAGAGGCATTTACTAAAAAGTGTTGTAACAATAATAACACAGGATCAATATACACGAAAACGGGACACCGGACAACGGAAAAGGTCTACTGAACGAGATCAGTAGTGCTAAATACCAAAAAATTTTTACTATATAGATATTCTAGACCCCTGACTAATAAAAAGTACCCCAGGGGGTAAAAGAGGTGTATCTGGTGTATCTAAACAACTATTAGTCAAGTATACCAACACTTTTAATCGATTTTAGTGGTGTATCTATGGTGTATCTATGGTGTATCTTGGATACACCACTCTTGCGGGAACGCAACCAGAAGTTTTTGGGGCTATTACTTTCTGGTGAAATAATCTATATAATAGAAAATTATGCGAAAAAACTTATTCATGCTTGGAACTCGACTCGGAAAACATTTATTCGATACTGCAAAGGGTTACTACAAATCTGGTGGTAAAAAAACAAAAGATATCATGACAGAATCAAATGTAAGTAAATCAATAGCAAAAGGTGATATTAAATCTGAGATAAAACGTAGAGCTTTTCCAAGAGGTGGTAAAAAACCATCTGATTTTTATGATAAGCCAAAAGGAAGATAATGCCAGGTGGATTAAAGAAAAAAAGTTTGAGAACTGAATTAGATTTAACTCCTAAACAAAAAATGTTTGTAGAGATATACGTTAAAGATTGGGGATCAATAACACAAGCTGAAGCACTTAAACGTGCTGGATATGTTTGTACTAATGAAAAAGATTATGGATCTGTTGCATCAAGAATGTTATCAAGAAAACACAGTCCACATATTGCAAAATATTTTGATAAACTTTTTGAAAGAGAAATAAAAAAATACGAAAGTGACAACTTAAGAAGATACAAAAGATTAGAAAGAATTTCTGACAAAGCCGAAAAAGATAAACAGTATGCTGCTGCCATCAATGCCGAGTATAGATCAGGTCAATTGGCAGGTGCTTATGTTGATAGAAAAGAGGTGAAAGTTAGTGGGTTGGAGGGTATGTCACGTGAGCAACTTGAAAAGAAGCTTGAGGAACTATCAAACAAAATCGATGGCTACAACGCCAAAACGATTGAAGTTGAGTCCGAAGACGTTGCAGAAATTGAACAAGGCTAGTTGGTCTGAATGGTTAAACGCATTTAACCAGGTACACAATTCTACAATCACTACACACGTTGGAATAATTAAAATAAAAATAGATGACTAGAAAAAAGATTGCTATACCAAAAAAGGTAAAACATGAGATAGATAAATATCCAATGGTTTCTGTTGAATGGTATGATATTGTATCCGACAGCTCATGGAGTAGTTTCACAGATGTTAAAAAAGCAAAATTAGCAACTTGTATAACCAAAGGTCATCTATTATCACAAGCTAAAGGTGTGACTAGAATATTTGGTGATTACTCATTTAACGATTCAAAAACAGAGATTGAAACAATCGGTAACACAACTTTAATACCTAATTCAGTCATCAAAGAAATTAAAAAACTGACTTAATGACAAGTAATAAAAATGGCGAGTCCAGGCTTTGGCAAAAGGTAAAAAAAGGACTGACCGATTGCTTTTTAACACGCGTAGAATCTACTACAATTAATGGAATTCCTGACATTCATGCAGTTACAAAAGACCATGTTTTTTGGATAGAACTTAAATCAGATTCATTAAGTTTTCCGAAGCTAAATAAATGGCAAGTTGTATGGATTAACAAATATATTTTAGCAGGAGGCAAGGTAATTATCTTGAAAGAGACCCCCTTGCAGAGAGTCCTTAAACTGTACAGACCGGTGTCCGTGTTTACGGATCCTCGTTCACTGGTCCCGTTTGCCTCGTTCTCGTTCCCGTTAGACTGGCCCATCCTGCAGCGAAGAATGCTGGTGGAGCTGGGATCACCTCCAGAGGCAGCGTAACTCTCGTCCTCGTTCCTCGGCCACCGTTTCTTCCCTCTTTGTTGACGGTGGCCCAGGAACCAGGTACCAGCAGCAGGATCTCGTTTCTCGTTCTCGGGCTAACAAAACCTCGTTCTCGGACAAAGGATGTGCTCAGGGGTGTACGCAGCTGGTTTCAGGGTACGTACCAGAAAATTCAGGATTGACAGGTATCCCATGATGTCGTATGGTTGGCATACAAGGAGGTTTTAATGGCAGTAGATTTTGAAGCACTGGATCTCGTTCGTTCAGAGAACAAAGCTCGTTCTTATA